GACACTACCTGTATCTGGGATTGCAATCGATGGGATCGAGAATTTGACGTTTGGCAGTTCAACTTTAAGATAACGCTTAGTGTTGTCGCCAAGCTCTAACGTGAGATCCTGTCCATCAAAGTTTTGAACAGAATTGAAAATTGCTAGAAGATTCTCATCCATGTTGCTTTCAAAAGTCACTTCGGCAGTCATACGATTGCCAGCAACATAAAACGGAGCTTTGAGAGAATCCGATCCATAGCAATAATTGACAAGCTCATGATCGTTTGTCAAATTGATGCCAACAGATCGAGCGCAAAGCGTACCGAAACCTGTTATTGCAAATGAGCCTACTAAACCGGTTTGAGGATTGTCGATAGCCGTCGGTGTTGCTGGTTCATAATAGACAAGATAGATTGGCGCATTAAGGCCAGAACCATCAGCATCAGCCAAAACAGCACCATCAAGAGTCACAACATCGCCGACAACCGAAACGATTTTCCTCGGCGTACCGTCGGGAGTATCAGCGCTTCTTGTCGTTCCATCAGTTTCGATCAGCATTACCATGCCGCCGATTGCTTTTTCAAATAGCGCTCCCTCACCGGCTTGCAGCGTTACGGTGTTCGCGCCATCGTTATCCGTTGTGCTTTTACCCATGCCGATATAGAGCGCATCTTTACAAGCTCCAGACCATTCACAAGTCGCTTCGCCATCGCCTGGGAAAGTCATGTTACAACCCTGGATAAACGAGCCGCGAGCTTGCCTTGCCCATTTGTCTGAGCATTCAACGATGGTAAAAGTGAAATTTGGGACCGCTGCCGTATACTTTGGACCGCTAGAAATGTCTTCAGCGCCTAACATTGACTTCCACAAATTTCGTACCGCTGGATCGATCTCAGTAATACCAGGAGCAACAACAGTGTCATCAATGTTGAAATAGGTCGAGAAGCTAAACGATGCCTCTTTTTTCTTTTTGATGATGTTGTTGTGATGCCTACCACTGCGATGTGGTGAGCTTTCAATTGGCTGGGTATGCTCAATTGATCCGCCGCCAAGCGTAAAAAAGAAGTCCGTTCCAGCTGGAGCGATAAGCTCCCCTCTTGTCGTTTCTGGTTTTAGATACCATCGTTGTTCCAGGGCAATCGACACATTCCCAGATCCATAAATGTCTGCATAATTTTTAGCCATTTGACAATCTCCTACTTGTCAGATTAAAAAAATAACCCATTTTTCCTAAACGGTGTTGGTTTTATCTTAGCATGGTCTAACAAGAGATTGGTAGTAGTCAACCTGTAAGTCGATTCTTGCGGTGTAGAGTGGTTGCAGAACGTGAAGATCTGTTGTTGATCCCAAAAGCCTCATGTGAATCACTTCTTCGATGCCGAGCTTAGGATCCGCAAAAAGAGCTTGTTCGGTTTCTTCGATTAAATCCCAAAGATCTGTTTGTTTAGGAACATAATTTGTTTTTGGACCTATGACAATTTCAACGGTAAGATTCCAGGTTTTTTTTGCTCTTGTGCGCTCATGAAGTGAATCATCACCCAAGTCTATTATTTGAGCAGCTGGCAATTCAAACTCTTGAAAATCGCTAGCCAGAAGCTTAATAGTCTCATGACTTGCCCAATTGTAGTCGCCCATTGCTTTCAAGATTGTGATTAATTTTTCAGCAATTTGAGATCTAATCGAAGCCATCTATTTCCCCAAATATTCTCTAATAGTTTCAATGATATACTTCTGAGAATCCTTCAGCGCTGGCCTAAGATATGGCCTTGGCCGCCAATGCCATTCCGAACCGCTTTTGATAATCACCCTAGGACGGCTCATTCTCGGAGCCCTATTTTTCAAAGCAGCGAACATTGCCCTACGCTGCCTTTCCGTTACTTTGCCGCCGTATTCATTCATTGCAGCATATTTCACACCAAATGATCCGATGTAAACCCCCTGCGTATCGCCTTGGCGATAAAACTCCCACCGCAAAGAGTTGATCAATCTTCCAGTGTCAACCATTCTATGCCTACGCACATTGATTTTAGCTTTGGCAATGATCATCATCGCAATTCTTAGCATGGCATTTTTAATATTTGGAGAATCTCCAGATACTTTTTCGGCGATGACATTCATGCGAGCAATAACAAATGAGATATTGTTAGACATTTCTAACCGGCGCGTTTAGGTTTGGTATTTCCATTCTTTTATAGCGATTAATCGCATCTTTTACGACACCTGGAGCTTGCTGTAAAATCGTTACCGACTCATCACCTTTGCCTTTTGAGGTTCTTCCGATATCCTGGTTTTGCCTCATCATGTAGTAATATGTCGTTAACCATAGGCAAGCATTTTCAAGATCTGATGGGACAGAGGCATAACCAGCATTATAGATTATTTTGATATTGTTAAACCCATTTGGGAATGTGCGGTTAATCATCACTACTGAGTTGAGATCATCACTAATCCGATAATCATCAGCATCAATAAGAGTAGCAGGATCTGTAAATAGTGCTGATTGATCGATTGCTAATGATGTAATCGAATTGATCGGCCATTCTCTCAAAACGATAATATTTCCATTTCTTCCATGCTGGAATTCAGTTATCGATTGCGCTTTTAGTTTTCTGTTTGTATCGCTTTCGATTTCCTGCGATGCCGCATTGATGCAAAACTCGACAATAGAGTCCTGGGATGTCTCACCCACCGGAATTTTTAGATAAGTTTTAGCAAATGCTAAAGTCGTTAGCGCGTTAGCGTTTAATGCCATTATTTACCCCATCCTGAAACATCCCATTATCTATCTCTTTATTTGTTAGATAAAGAGCAAACCCTAGACCAATTGCTGATGAATAACATACCAAATCAATAAAAAAACTCAATGACCATATATCGTATTCACCGCCAATAAGCTTGAAAAAAATGAATAAAAAAAGACTTACAACAGCCATTGAGTTTAGAAACAAAATGCTATAGATAACAAAAGCCAAAAAGAAGAAAGTCATCATCTTGATCACTTTTGTCATTTTGATCGCATTGCCTTGTTTTCATAATCCTTCGAGCTTTTATCTTCTTGTGGTTTTTCAGCTTGTTTTTCTTCATAAAGTCGATCAAAAAAACCAGAATATCGTGACAAAATATCATATGCTAATTGATCATCAAACCGAACGATCTCACCAACGCGAATCTTTCTTGTTTCTTTTTTTCCCTCAACAACATATTGAATAATAAGTGGTTCTTGTGATTTGTGTGACGGCCCTTTTTTTAAAACTAGATCCATTTTCTTAGTCTCCATTGTTTTTTCAATCTTGCGACATAAAGTTTGAGAAAACCAATTTTAGAAATAATCTCGATTCTCTCAGAATGAACGCCGATCATACCAGATAAATTGCTTACAATACCATCATAAATTATCATTGGTTTTGCTGGACTATAGTATTTTTTCAGATTCTCATTGCTCGACTCATAGGCATAAATATAATGGGTAGCACAATCGAAAAGGACAACAAAAAGCCAAGCTGTGACGAGAAAAAAACCAAGCTTTCTATCCGTGATAAAATAGCCGTTCATTTCTGAAATCCATTTATACCGATCAACCATAGCGATTGCCGCAATTCCTTTTTGCGTTTTCGGTATCTGTCTTATTGATCGAGCGTTTTTTCTTTTTGCAATGATGAACCCACCAACAGCTTTTTTTCTGTTATAAATCAAAAATGACTTTCCGGCCAGTATATAATCTATTGGGAATTTAACACCAGATAATTTATAAAACGCCTCTTGATAGTCAAGAGCCTGTTTTAGTTTTCGCGCTCGCTTAATTGAGATTTCAAACATAAGTGTTGCATCTCCGGCGTTGTTGCATCGTCAAAATATGGGTAGATATTCAATCCATATTTTAACAAAATTTCAGCGATAGGATCTGCAATATTTGTACAAAGGAATGTTGTTTTTGAATAATAGGGGTTTTTCTTTGGCGGATAAAGACCAATGAATCTATAAATAATTCCTTTCCATATCAACCAAAACCATGCTGCAAAATTGTATTTAGAACCGCACATATCAAAGAGAATTTCGCAGCATGTTTTTTCGTCATCGTCAGACATATCAATATAGATCGAATAAACTTCTGTGTTGACTGTTTTGAATCTTTTGATTGTTTGGCATTTAAAGCCAGATGTTGAGCAATCAAAAGCGATATCTTTTTTTGGGAAAAGCAAACCAACGTGAGATATTTTTTCCTTGCCCAAATACTTTTGAAGCTTAGAAAGAAATTTATCATTTGTAGTGTATGAAAATTTCACTCTTTGTAATGCTCCAGAAAGATCTGAACACCAAAACGATTAGCATCTGTCACAACATCATGCCTTATCCTAAAGCAAATTGGGATATATGCAGGAAGCGGATCATCATTTGCCGTTCTTGAATCGATCAAAAAAACGTGGCCATTCGGGAAAAAGCGCAAATTAAGACCGCCTTGAACATACGGAACAAGCCCCATTCCAATCGCAGACAAATCAACAAAACACCAAAGGTATGCTGACCAACTTGGTGGATCCAATATCTGAACACTTGCGCCAATGCATTTGCGATCATATGTCGGTGTCCATATGCAATCAGTCATATAGCAATCAGTATCAAGTCTATCTTGAAAATCTTCATCACTTTCACTTTGACCTTGCGTAAGCTCATCACCATCAACGTCATAAAATTTTAGTGTCGCATCTCCATAATCATCCGCGCTCGCAACAGAACCAGCACCAGTTTCTTTTCGGTTATAAAGTGATTTATGCTTGCCCACAAAAAAATCAAAGCCCCTTGGCTCATAATGCCAAGCTTCTCCTACAATTTGATTTTTTGTTAGTGGTAGTCCGATAGAGTCCTTTGGCTGTAGTTTTTTGTTTGAATCTGATTTGTAGTTATCTTCGAAGTCGTCAAGATCCGTTGTATCTGATGGGTTTTTATCAAGATCACATTCAATAAGAAAATTTCCATCATAGGCTTTTAAGTAATAAAAATTATTAGATTCTATAAATTGAATGTTTAAATCTCTGTTATCTATAAACTGCTTAAATTCACTCCAAGCAATGCTCATTTACGTCTCCAAAATGCTTACAAGTCCAGCCCTAAAATTTCCATTTGATGTTGATTTTCTAGCATATATTTTAATCGATGAATCGAATTTCATAAATGATCCGTGAGGAGATTCCCATCTTAACCCGTTTGTCTCTGTGATTGAAAATCCAAGGTGGGGAGTCATTGAGTCGGCACCTACAACCTTGTAATCATAAATAGCCGAATCCCACAAATCATTGGTTAATATTCCTGTTGATCCCATAAAAATAGAAGCACCATCATTTTCCATCTTAATAAACCAATTTGTACTCATTGATTCAAGCATCAAAAAAAATCCCAACAAATACCCAGATCCCAGGTATTCAAAAAGCTTAACAAATGATGTTTGAATATTCGTTCCCCTAGCAACACCACCATTTGTAGCATTCATATCAAGATAGATTAAACGCTTATCAATAACTGGCCGATCATCAGAATTACCGCCTGATATATTTGCTTTGACGTGTAATCTTTCTATAGATCCATCTGTCTCGCTTGTGATCTTTGCGCCAATCGGCCAACCATTAGCCTCATCTCCCTTATATCCCTTGATAAAACTGTCATCTCGATCCCATCCCATCTCAGACCTCTGTGATTTTGCCGTCTTTGTCGATAACTTTTTTTAGCTCTAAAATATTTGCATCCATTTTCTTTATCACGCCTGTTATTTGCGTATAAAGCCTTGTATATGTGAAAGCTTCTTTTGTTGTCATGTTCGGAAGTGTTGCGTGAATATAGATAAAATTAACAAAATCAGAAACAGATTTAACATCTGACTCGGTAAACGTCATTGACATAAGACCCCCAAAATAAAAATCCCATGCCGATGATAGACCGACATGGGCATTTTCTCAAGAGCCAAAGAGTGATTAGCTTAGTTCCATCACGCGAAGATCTTCATTGCTTGCGCCTGTTCGGCCAATAACTTGTGGGGCAACGCTTGCGCCAACACGCGCAACATGCTGCATACCAGGATGCAATGGAAAACCGTTTACCGTTGTTACGCCGGTTTTTCCCCAATACAGAGATTTATTCCCTTCATTTGCAAGCCACAGCCATTTGCGATCTGCTAATGCAGATGTTACCAAGTTAACCGCCGTAGTCGAAACAGCCGTTGCGGTGTTTTCTATCGCTGTATCAGCAAGATCATCATCAATATCGATATCACTTGCATTGATGACATTAACATCCAAACCATGATCGCTACCAACCGTTGTGCCGGTATAAAGCGTTGTGCCATCGCCCAAGGAAACAGAATCAGAAACGTGCGTTAGATCCCTGATATCTAAATCATCAGCGCTTACTACAACATCGTTCTGAACACTGACCGCCAAGCTCTGCACTCCACTTTCATCCGTTGAATCGATTGCAACGCCATTGCCATCGAAAAGACCAGCAGCTACTTGCAACCACTCGCTAGAATCAATCGTTTTGGATCCGATCAAATCGCCATCAGTTCCAGCGCGAACAAACGCGCCTACGCTAGAGCTTGACGCTAATGTGTTTGCGTCTGTAGGATCGAAAACTAATCTTTGTGTTACGCTTGCCATGAGATCCCCCTATTTTTTATGACCATGACATTAGTTCTATTCTTTGATTTTCTTTGATCGCTTGGAAATAAATTCTTGTGTTTGCTCTTTCAATGTTCTTTTTTTCAAAGATTTGGCCAGGGTACAAACTCCAGTATTTAGTTCCGCTCTCATTAACATTATACGATACTTTTATCAAAACCGTACCTGTGTTTTGGATGATAAATTCTTTTGTATCAGTTGGAAAATCGTAAAAATATTCGGTGTTTGCTAATAAAATGGTGTAATTGTCAATGTTCGGCGTAACGCTTGGTGATAGCGTTCCACCTGAAACGATAACCTCTAGCTTTCCATTATCACCGCGCAAGAAATAATATTTGTTTTCAGCTTCATCATAGACAGCAATAGCGCTACCAGCGTCTGTTGTTAAAAGCGCTTCTTGGCCTTCTTTGAATGGAGCTTCTTGCGGAAAGGATGAAACGGCAGTGATGTAAACGCCAAACGTAGCATTGCCGCCTGTTATTGAAATCTCAAGAAATGCCTTATTGTGGATTCCAGAAACGAGCCTACGATCAGATGTATCTGATGTTGATATGAGTTTGTGCGCTGCTATGTAAATTTTTTCGCCAGGCAAAGATCCAGAACCAGGACCAATATCATACCATCTGCACAATATTTCAGCACCTGGGTCAATTTCTTTTACCCATAGCGTTGATAAAATGCTGTTAGAGTATGTTGCGCTCTTGATGAGATAATCACCCGCAGGAAAAGAAGAAACGGGAACAAGCGCAATTGTATCATAAATTCCAAGCCTGATTATTCCAGCTGCACTATTCATCTTTAACCCCAAATGTAAAAAAACGACTATCACTCATATAGCAATAGTCGCTCTTTTAAACTACCAATCCTTGCGCTTATTTTGCGATATTGTAGCCATATGCAACAGATTTCTCAACAGCGCCTTGCGCATGTCCGATGAAACCGCAACGGCGATAAGATGCCATCAGCCAACGATCGTGATAGGGAAGATCCTGCATAACTTTGATCTGAATTGGACGACGATTTCCCAAATACCAGCGCGTCATATTGACAAGAAGCATTGCGCCTTGAGTCATAGTCACGCCATCATAAACGCCGGAAGCGTTCAGATCTTCGCGCATGTACTCGCTGCAAACAATCGGGATACCCTGCCATGCCGCTAATGCACCCTGGAGAACAGTCGCCATAGGACCGAATTTGTCAATTGTTACAACGGTATCGAAGTTTAGCATTTGGGTGTAAACGCTTGTGCCAACGATCCAAACCAACTCCTTCTCATTTTTGCCAAACTTGCCCATTGCTGCACGAATCGAGGTAAGCTTAGTCTCATCAGCAACAGCGTTTGTGAAATCGACACAAACATCATTCGCACTATTTGCTAGAGCTTGCCGTCTCCAACCCTTCCAGATTTTTTCAGCAAGATCAGCAGCACCGGCTTGCGTATCGCTATCAATATGCGTTCCATCGTCGTCGCCATTGATCAGCGCCGTTTCAACAGCATTTTTTTGCGCTTTTACGACATGATCCCTACCAGCTGCAAGAAAATCAGGCGCGGAATCCTCATTAAGCTCCTCAGGAATTTCATAATACTCAGCCAATTTAACGGCGCTAACCGTTAATTTTTTGGTGGTGAATTGGCCGGCAGTCATGATTGTGCCTTCGGTGGCTTTACGCGCTGTTGAGCCAGCGGCAACGGCGGGAATATCAAACGGGTTTGTTGGCATGGCGATCACTTTTACGCGCTGCTCAAGAACGCGCTCAAGCTGATACTCATCGATATATGAGCTAGAAATTGCTGTAGGAACCCACTCGTCGCCGCCGCTAGATACCGTTGAGCCAAACGCCTTGATTGCAGGTGCAAGGACATGCTTACCAAAATAGGTATCAAGGATATTGTTAACACGCGCTAATTGAATATCCGATTTTGTGTTTCCATCAAGCGGAGCGCCGTGAAACATTTGAGCGGTAAAACGCGCAATATCAACCGATTTTTTGAAATTGATCGCAACGTGTTTAAGCTCCTCAGGAACACGCGCAAATTTCCTGTCGGCAACATTGATAGATAGCAATTCTTTTGGATGTGCAACGCCAAAATATCTAAGACAACGCGACTCATCGCTATCAGAGCGCGAGCCAACAACGCTTACTTGTGATTTTAGTTTTACGTTTTCTTCTTCGAGAGCTTTTGCTTTCGTCTCGATCTCACCAATTTTCTTTTTGGTTTCTTCTTGATCTTTTAAGATTCCTTCTAATTGTTCTTTCGTTAACATGATTTTTCTCCTAATAAATCAATGACTTTAATCGAAGGTTTAAATCTTCCTGATTTTCCCTAATTCTACGAATAGCCTTTTTCATTTCCTCGTCGTCTTCTTCTTCGTTTTCTTGTTGCCTATTTTCTTGCCTATTTTCTTCCCTTGTTTCTTCCCCTGTTTCCTCTTGCTGTTCATCAACTCTAATCGGTACTTCAACCATTTTTTCCATCGACATGTTGAGCTTTTGCAATTGATCGATCACAACACCCAAAAGCACATTGGTTTGTTTCGACAAATCGATCTGGGGATTGACTGTTTCTTGAACAGCTTCAGCGCCTGTTGCAATGACATTTTTTACCTCTGGATCATTTGCGCTTTTTGAATCTGAATTTTCATCAGATTTTTCTGGTTGCTTAACACTTCCACCGAACCGATTGAGATATAACCAAGTGACCACTGCCCAATATTTTTCTGGATCTTCCCTTGAATAACCTTGATCGGCAGCTTCTTTTGCCTTTGCCCATGCCGCCTCATTTCCTACCCAAGATGCCGGATTTCCCTCATCATTATTAGCGCAAGCCGAGGCTTCCGCTTGCATCTCTGCAATAGCAGATTCAACATCTTCTTTTTGCATCATTTGATCATCAGCCTTTTGCTTTTCTTCTTCTGATGATTCGGAATCGTTTTCACCAGGCTTTTCTTCTTCGTTTTCACCAGGCTTTTCTTCTTCTTCCATTTGCTTGCCCTTGATGATTGCCTTGATCGTCGGTGTTAGATCAATTTCAATTGTTTCAACATTATCGGCATGTTTTTGGATAAATTTCCAGCAATTATCACTCTCATCAATTTTTTCTACTGAATATTTCTTTTCTGCCAGAAATTTTTTTGCTTTTTCTAAACTTTCAAACCCATTCTTTTGCACGATCAGGCTCAATAGTTCTAGTGTACCACATGGGGAATTTTTTTTGACAGTGCTGACAATTTCCCTCTGCACATTTTTTTTGTAATTGTCCCACCAGCGGCGCGCTGTTTTTGTGCGCGAATCAGATAGCGATTTCGATAGCATTGAAAATGTTGAATCTTGGTTCATCGGTATCGGCACAAATGAAATTTCTAAAAGCTCTGCATCCGTAATCCTCTTTATGTTTTCTTCTTTTGCTGAATTTTTTGGATCAAATCCAACGGAAAAGGTTTTAAGAATACCTTCTTCAACAAGATCTCTTACAGCGGTTATTTTTTCGGTTTTGCTGTTAGATATCTCAACTTCGCAATAGAGCCCTTCCTCTCTTGGTTCTACTTTAATTGCTTTACCAACCGGCAAAGAACCAAAAGCTAGATCCATTCCATGATCAAAAAGAATAATTGGATTCTTTTTGTAGTTATCAAGTCGCCATGCCTTAGGATCTATAATTTCCTCGGCTCTATCAATTGTTGCGGCGTTTGCAAAACCAGCAACAACAATGCTTCCGTTCTTTTTTGATTTGACTTCAAAATTAAAATTCAATCTATTCATTTGGCTGTGCCTCGCTTTCTTGACTTTGAAATTGCGCCATCTCTTTCGCTGGTAAAATTATGAACGTGCATCGGCAATTTATCACATTTGCCGCGCTTCCGTTTGGATCCCTTGGAAATTCTAGCATCTCACCAGTTCTCGGTTCTCTGAATGATTTATCATGATCAACAACCTGACCATGAAGCCCCCAATGATCGCATTTACTATCTGCATATAAGCCGCCTGGATTTCCTCTTGTGCGGTTATCTTCTGTTGAAATCCATAGCTTCTTGAGATCTGGGATTGTCTTTGAAGCTTCTTTTGTGAGATTGTTCTGACCAATTGAGAGCGCGCCTAAAACTTCAGTCCTTGAAATCCTATCGGCTCGGTACATAATCTTATCGGCGTTAGAATAGACACCAGCAATTTGATTTGCTATTTGCTGAACAGTATCAGAATTATCGATCCCTCGACGAATAATGCGATAAACATCATTCGTTGTTTTTTCATTCATCAATTCAAATGTTCTTCTAGCTCTTTTCTCCAAATCTTTTTTCATTTCGTTTTTGACTTTCTCAGTCAACTCTGGGAGTTTTTCCTCTACCCTAAACGGCAAATCTTCGCCGAGAACATAACCAGCAATGCTTACTCCATTCGCTATTGTTTTATACTCATTAAGCCAATCGCTTCCATAGCCAGAAATTTCAGCAGCTATGATTTCTTTTATAAATTTTTCTTCTTTTGAATCTGTTTCTTTCGCTTTTTTTGGAGATGCTTTTTCGAGAATTTTATCAAGCTTTTTTATCACTGATACTGATTGATCAGCGAAAAGCTTAACAACATTTTGCGCTATTTTTTTTTGAGGATCATTTATAGCTTTTGCGATTTCTCTTTTATGTCTTTCAAACCAATCGCCGTTTTTTTTGATCAGAATATCAGCGGTGTTGTCTTTTGTTTCTTGAGATTCAATTGCTTGAACATCTTCAATTTTATTGATTGATTTGAGATTATCCGCAAATGTGTGAAGACCAAAAAAAGGCATTTGCTGATTTTGTGTTGCGCCTGGTAGCGCATCGCCGCCTTCAATTGGCGGAAGTTTATAAAGCTTTTCTCTTACTTCGTTTATCGTGTGTGTTTTGAGAAGTCCGGAAGCAATATTAGCTTTTTCGATCTCATTTTCCTTGAGAATATCAACATTTGAATTGTCAAACTGAACAAAATATTGATCACCCAAAAGCAGTTTGTATGATCTATTGAATTCTCCAGAAATAATATTTTGCATAGGAATGATTGTTGATGACCAGAAATTTTTCAGCGCTGTTCGATACTCCTCAGATCCTAAAGAACCAGCTGTTTGCAAACCTACCTCATGTTTTGGAACCTTGAGCAGCGAAAGGATATCTTCCCTATTAAGCGTTACATAGTCCTTCAATTGCTGATCTGCAAGCGTAGCAGCGATCTGTTTAGCCGTTACACCCTTTGGAAGCACCATTGTGCGCCTTTGGTTTTTCCTGCCAGTGTATGCAGCCTCAAACGATCTCAAAAGCCTTAGAGCGCTATGCTCGTTAGCTTCTCCTGTCATTTCGAGAGCCGTTCCAGATGTCGCGCCTTTGAGATAGAAATTGTTGAGATATTCGCTTGTGAATCTGCCAAAAAGAACAGATTTTCTGCCTGGAACAAATGGCGAAAGACCCCAAAACATTGAATCTGGGTTTGGTCTTCGCGCATGAATAATCTCTTTTACCGGATATGTTCCCTCAAGCTCTTTTAACTGTTCCAACCAATTAAAATTGTACCTGCGATATTGCGATAGATTTTTTTCTTTATCAAAGATCAAAAGAATTTGATTTGATGGGAGATGAAAAAGCGTTTGTCCAAATGGACCTTTCCATAAAATCCCATTACCCATAAGCACTAGGTCAACAGCGTAACAATACATTAGCTCATGATAATCTTGGAACGAATTCGGGTTATTTATCGTTTTTTGAAGCGGATGGTTTGGAGCTGGCTCAACCATCTCCTCGCCGTTTTCCTTTAAGATCTTTCGATAAACAACAAGCTTTTGTGTGCTTATTTTTAATGCAACAAGATCACAAATAACATAAACCCAATGCTCATCTGAGAAAAGGTTTTTCAAAGATTGCTGATCGATCAGCGCCCTTTCTTCTTCAGAAAAAACACCCGACAAATCAGAATAATCTGTTGCATATGAGAAAGATTTTATTTCTCTTTCTGCTTGCTGATTTGTTAGCGCCGAGTATTCGCGTAAAATCTTGTTTAGCGATTTCACTTCATTGTTTTCTATAGTGTCCATTTTCGTTCCTATAGATCATCATCAATTAACTCATTGTAATATTTCTCTAATTCTGTTTTATCCGCTTGGGATTCTTTTTGCAAATCATCAAGATATTTTATTTCCAGCGAGTGATCAGAGTACATGATAGATCCGTAATAGCCAAGCACCAAACTCATAACAATATCATCATGTTTGCCAGCTTGGGCATTGTAGCTAACAGTCCCGATTGAATTGGTTTTGCATTCATATGATTTCAGTTCGTCCAGCGCCAATGACCAATTAGGGATACTCAAATCGGATTGCTCAAACCCCGTTATGAGCTTTAGCACATACTCAGATTTTAACGCATTGTTCCAAGTTATGCCACGATATGGCTGGTTAATATATGCCATCATGTCATCTATCGCTTCCCCGACTCCGGTTTTATCGTGCAAGATCATTTCAACGCGCATAAATTTGCGACAAAAAAAAGAGAGCATTCTGACTTGTTCGGTGTATGGTCTTCGGTGAAAATGCATAAACCCAACAAGCTTTTTTGTTGCGATGTCGAAAGCAGTGAAGCATGAAAAATCTATCGTCTTCGCCCAATCGGCACCGACAGTAACAACGCAATGGATTGCATTTTCTGCATACCAACTTTTAACATCGCCGCTAATGTCAAGAGGATCACCAAAAACACAATCGGAATAACCGCTAAAAACCGTACCATCGCCGATAAATTCGGCTAAATAATATTGCTGGTAAAGTCTCCATGGCATTTCCTTTTTTGCGTTTTCAACGACTTGAGGATCAATGTATTTATTTTCTATTGTCCGCGCATGAATAAAAAGTTTTTCATATGGTTTGTTGTTTTTGAAACACCATTCCATTGACTCTTTTGCTTCCATGCATTTGTCATAAAACCAGTTCTTGCCGAATGGATATGATATAAAGATCATCGGTCCTTTTGTTTTTGTGACCGTTGTTCTTGCCGATGCATGTACTTGTGCGGTTTGTTTTGCAGCCTCATCGACGACATAGGAATGAATCCCATCGCCTTCTAAACTTGATGGATTCTGACCATGCCAAAATTCAAAGCGAATATTTTGTCCTGGAAGTGTAATCGAATTATCCGATTTGTTCTCTAATGTATCCGGTTTTCCTGGTAGGATTTTTCTGAAATACGCTTTTGGTTGCCTTGTTTGCGAATAGATCGGAGCAATCCATCGATGAACAGTATCTGGCTTTGACATTGCGTAAACAATTTGCGCAACACTTGACGAAATCGTCTTTCCAAACTTTGTTCCTGCACATATCCATATTTCTCTAATGCCAGGATAGGAAAGTGATTGGTAAATAAATTCCTGTTTTTTAGAATGAGATTCTGGCGGTTTTATTTCTATTTCATGCAGTTCATTCAATGCATTCACGCGCTAAATTGTGTATCCCTTTTGGGTTTTTTAACCAGTGTCCTTTTTCGTTAAACCAGTGATACTTTCCTAATAGTATCTCATGTCCGCTAATCGTTTCTACAATTCTGCCTTTGTATTCATATTCAGGTTTTCCCTGTGCTTGTTTTCTCTCTAAAATATGTACTTTGTTACCAGCTTTAGACCAATATTTTTTACCAACATTTATATATTCACCGATCACTATCGATTGTACTATCATCTTTTTTTCTCACTATTTTTGCTGCGCGAGTGATTTTTATTTCTTCTTTGGCTGTGATCGCTATACCAACTTTTCTACCCAATTTTTTAACATACTTGATTTCGATATCGCCGATCTTTACGCTATCGCCGATATCGATGGTAGTCATCAAAGCCATTATCACTCCTCAAGTTTCTGAGTATTCCGCTTTGATAATATGACCGGAAATTTCTTCTTTGACAATCTCTTGTAACAGTGTTCCATCGGGGGTAATCGAAGTCTTATATGCAATGATCCGATCTTTTATAGTGTCGGGTAGGCTATTAAGATGCCTTGTGAGCGCAATTTTCACCGCTGCTAAAGATATTGCCGGATTCTCATGATCGATCAACTCAATCAGTTTTCTTGCAGCTTTTTGCGCGGCTTCTTCAAGCAAAGAATCCGTTGTTGCTAAAATTTTTTGCAGTGCCAATCTGAACGCTGGCTTTTTACGCCTTAGCCTTATAAATGATTCTGTTGTATTAAAAATCTTAGCAAGCTTTGTCGATTTTATATCTGGATAAGATGCAATCATCTTTATCATTAGTCTGTCAAAATCATCTAACTCCAGATAATATTCAATAGAATTTTCATTACTCGCCGTCGGTTCAAAACGGCGTGACTGTTCTGAGGTTTTTTGCGGTAAGTTAGTCATTCGTCACGCCCTAGAGAGTTCTATTTTCATTTTGGCATGTCTTCGTCCCACTCAACAAGCTCATTTTCATTTTCATTTTCATCTGTAGTTTCAACTTGCTCTAATTCCCTTGGAGCATAAAACCGATCAACCAAAAACTTGACATTACTGCTAGCCTGTTCTTTGCCCATCTTTTCGATCTTATTCACGCAAAAACTAAGCGCTTTGATCTCTTGTTGATAGTTATCTTCTTCACCACAAACCATCTTCAAAAGAGCATTCAAAACTCTTTTTCTTTGATCTTCGGACAAAGACACTAGCTTTTTCGCCATTACTTGCAATACTGCAAATTCCATCTTAACTTGATCAACAGTCATATAGAAAACCCCCTTTTTTCTTTCACAAATAGAAAAATCAGTTTATTCCTATGCTATTCAATTCAAAAATGCAACAAAATTGAGGTGGGTTTTATGTTTACTTTTCCAGGCAATTCTCGGAATAATTTATCAAACACCAAAAAGCAAACAATCCAAAAAATATCCTACACGCCGAGCTACTTGATACCGATATCGATTAGGCGAGTTGGAGCCGATCAGCAAATTAAAAAAACAAAAATCACAATGACGTGCTGTTTCGAGGTTTTTTCTGAAAAATTCGATGAT